CAATGATTATCCTACAGAAAATCCTTGGTTAGAAGAAGACTTAGCAGATATCATTGCCGGGGAGGATCCTAGATTTGTACGTACTGGATGGCCTATGGAGTATATGGAACATACATTACTTCCATATAAGAATATGCCCAAGCGTGACCTTATTCTTTTTCCGCATCGCATTGCACCAGAGAAGCAAGTTGAAATCTTCCGTGATTTAAAAGAACACTTGCCACAATATGAATTTGTTGTTTGTCAGGATCAGCAACTAACTAAAAATGAATATCATAATTTGTTGGGTGAAAGTAAATTAGTGTTCAGTGCCAACTTACAAGAAACACTTGGCATTAGTTGGTATGAAGGTGCATTAGTTAATGCTATTCCTATGGTACCTGATAGATTAAGTTACAGCGAAATGGCATTTGATATATTTAAGTATCCTAGCGAATGGACTGAATCATTTGATTCATATACTGTACACCGCAAGGAAATCTGTATGAAAATTATACAGTATATGGAAAATTATGAAAAGTTTTTGCCCATGGTTACAAAACAGGTGGATTCTTTAACTACAAATTTCTTTAGTGCAACTAAGTTATTGGAGATGATTAAATGAAATGGTTTCTTAATGCATTAGATCGGTTAGGTCGCAAACGTATTGTGATGGACAGACAGGATAATGAACCATATCTCGAACGATACTATCTATTTCTTAAAGATAGGAAGCGTTTTCCATTTAACGTGTTTTTACATAAATTTTTAAAAGGGGATCCCGACGATGTTCACGATCATCCATGGCCTTATGCTACGCTTATTATTAAAGGCGGCTACTACGAATGGATTCCACAATTTAATGCAGATGGTACTAAAAATTGCGAGATTCGTAAATGGCGCGGGCCCGGACATTTCCGTGTATGTAGTCCTACTTCTTATCACCGTATTGAATTAAAAGAGGGTGTAACTGCATGGACATTATTCATGCCAGGACCACAGCGTCGTGAATGGGGATTCCTTGTCAATAACAAATGGATTCACAACGACAAATATCTTACTCAAAAAGCAAAGGAAACTTTGTAATAAGTCGATCGTCTTCATTAATGCAGGAAATCATTCCGCATTTTTGAGGCCCTTGTGGAGGCATCCAACCCGGATGCCATATATTACCCAATGGAAGATTATTACAATTACTTCCACTTACCCAACCTTGGGCACCAATATTCAATCTTTCTACGCCTGCATTACATAGTTGTCCAGCAAAACTAGGATGCTTTTCGTAAGTATCCTCATACCTTTCATCCCAAGTAGTTTCTTCAAAATACATTTGTTGTTCAACTAAAACGCTTGTCTCTAGTAGTGGGGGTGGCGGAGGTGGGGGTGGCGGAGGTGGGGGTGGTGTAACAGGTGGCGGAGCCTCTGCCAATCTACGACGCATTTCTTCTTCACGACGTTTCTGTTCTTCAATACGTTTTTGTCTATCCTCTAGTATACGCTGTCTTACTTCTTTTGGTTTATTATAGAATTCAATTTTTTGTAAGTTGTCATGTGAGTACTTAAACAGACCTGCAGAGGGATCAGCATTAAAGTACAATTGAGTTTTATCAACTAACATTCCAATTGTATCTTCAAGTTCGAGCACTCGATCAATATCTTCCTGTACATTGGTATGCCTAATGGGTGCCGTAAGCACAAACTTTTTACTCTTGGCTGTGAACGTATCTACAATATATTTTATCAATGAGGGATTTTGCCAATGATGATAAGTTAATATTAAATTATCTACATAAGGTTCAAGTGCCCACCAATCAATCCAAAGACGTCCACCATTGGTATGTAGTGTAACACTTTCTCCATTTGCTTTACATAGTTTTAAAAATTGAGCAACATAGTCCATGTCTAACGGCTCACCACCATTAAATATCCATTCAATTGTTCTGCCCTGACGTTCTTTATAAGAATCTATAAGTAATTGGGCAACACGCAGATATTCATTTATTTCGGGCGGAAGGCCACCACCTCTAGCATGAGTTGGACAATACTCACATTGCGCTTTGCAATAATCGTTTAATGTCCAAGATATAATTGTTTTTAAATTGTCCATACGGTCCTTGACAAGTCTAAATAAAGTATGTATAATGTACTTATCACTATCAAGGCATACAATGAATCTAGACGCAAGAACTAAAGAAGTAATGGATATCCTGCAAGAAGAATGTGCAGAAGTAATCCAAGCAGTAAGTAAAATTAGCCGGTTTGGAATTGATAACTTAAAACCAGGCAAACCAAAAACCAATAGAGAACACCTTGAAGAAGAAATTGGGGATCTAATGGCAATGATTGATATCTTGCAAGAAATGGATATTATCAGTTATAATAATATTGAATTAGCCAGTGCCGCTAAGAAAGAAAAACTTAAACAATGGTCAAATATATATGAGCAAAATTAAAATAGCAGAATTATTTTACAGCGTACAGGGTGAAGGGCTGTACATGGGTGTTCCGAGTATATTCTTAAGAACATTCGGATGTAACTTCAAATGCCAAGGGTTTGGCATGTCTAGAGGAGAACTTAGCAATGAAGCAGAACTTATTGATCCAACTTTGTACAAAGAGTACAAATCCCTTCCTTTGGTTAGTACAGGTTGTGATAGTTATGCCAGTTGGGATCCTCGCTTTAAGCATTTGTCTCCCTTGTTGTCTACTGATAGCATTGTTGATGCAATTATGGATATGTTACCGTACAAGGAATGGCGCGACGAACATCTTGTAATTACAGGCGGGGAGCCATTATTAGGTTGGCAAAAACAATATCCAGATCTGTTAGATCATCCTAAGATGCATAATCTAAAAGAACTAACGTTTGAAACAAACGGTACAATGCGTTTAACAAAAGATTTCAAAGAATATCTAAGTAAGTGGAGAGCGCAAAGAGAAATTACATTTAGCATAAGTGCTAAACTTCCTTGTTCAGGTGAGCCGTGGGAAGATGCAATTAAACCCGAAGTAGTATGCAATTATGAAAACTACGGTACAGCATACTTGAAATTTGTCATAGCAACAGAACAGGATTTAACAGATGCAGAACGTGCAGTGGCTGAATATCGTGCGGCAGGCTTTACGGGTCATGTGTATCTTATGCCTGTCGGCGGTGTTGAACGGGTGTACAATCTTAATAATCGGGCAGTGGCAGAAATGGCAATGCGAAAAGGATGGCGGTACAGTGACCGACTTCAAGTGCCACTCTTTAAAAACGAGTGGGGAACTTGATGGAAACTAAAAAACGAACCGTAGTAAGAATGGTTACATATAGATTAACAGCATGGCTGTTTACTATCTTTTGGACCTACTTGTTTACAGGTGACATAGGTAGTGCTACAGGTTTTGCTACTGTTTTACATATTCTATTAAGTATTGACTATTACATACATGAACGCATTTGGCTTAAAATTAAGTGGGGTAAAATAGATGAATAAGTTTGTTAAAAAACTATTTGGCATAGATAAGATTGAAACAAGAATTGAACAATCTCTAGGTGAAGCCGAAAAGGCTAAAAAACTAGCAGAGGAAGCAGTTAGTGCCGCCGAACGTGCCCAAGAAGCAGAGCGTGTTGCAAAATTAGATCCAAAAGAACGTGCTACTGAAAAGAAAGAACCGTGGGTTGCCGTTTTGGAAACTCATGTTAATAAAGATAATCTAAGAAATGGATTTTTCGAACTTGATTGGAACGAGTATTTTGTGTTACAATTAAGAAGCGCAGGATATGTAGGCGAAACTGAAGAAGAAGTAGTTGATGAATGGTTCAGTGAACTATGTCGAAATCTTGGTGCAGAGGAAGGAGTTGACATGAGTCGACGAGGTGCAGGGTACGTTAACCGTGCGTTACGTGATGATGGAAGATCTGAGGTCAGTTAATGAACAAAACTTATATTCTTGTAGATACTGCAAATACATTTTTTAGAGCACGTCATGTTATTCGTGGCAGTCTAGAAGATAAAGTAGGTATGAGTATTCATACTACACTAGGTAGTATTCGCAAGGCTTGGCGAGACTTTAACGGTGATCATATTGTATTCTGTTTAGAAGGTCGCTCGTGGCGCAAAGATCATTACCTTCCCTATAAGCGTAACCGCACCGACGCTCGGGCCGCGCAGAGCCCTCGCGAGGCCGAGGAAGATAGAGTATTTTGGGAAACCTTTGATCAGTTTAAAGATTTCGTTACTAATAAGACTAACTGTACTGTCCTGCAACATCCACAACTGGAAGCAGATGATTTGATTGCAGGCTTCATTCAATCACACCCAGAAGATAGTCACGTGATTATATCAACAGACGGAGACTTTGCACAATTAATTGCACCTAATGTCAAACAATATAATGGTGTGATGGAAATTACAACTACGCATGAAGGATATTTTGATGCTAAAGGTAAACGTGTCGTTGATAAGAAAACTAAACAAGTCAAAGAGGCGCCGAATCCACAATGGCTACTATTTGAGAAGTGTATGCGTGGGGACACATCCGACAACATCTTTAGTGCTTATCCGGGAGTACGTACTAAAGGCACAAAGAATAAAGTTGGTCTCGAGGAAGCCTTTGCTGACAGAGACAGCCGCGGATATAATTGGAACAACATGATGTTACAGAAGTGGGTAGACCATGAAGGTGTCGAACATCGTGTACTAGACGACTACAATCGCAATGTACTTCTTTGTGACCTTACTGCACAACCCGATAGTATTAAA